ACGGGTGCAGCGACGGGGAGCCGAAATTCCAGCCGTCACCATGCTCTGGGCCTAGAGAGCCGCCGGAACGGGGCGTTAATCCAGTCGCTGTTTGAGCATAATCGTTCAAGCGGTTGTTCAGGACGCCGGACACGATGCCGGTATGCACTCAGTCGCTGGAGACGACCTCCTTGCAGGCTGTTTGCGAACCGCTAGCGCAGCGGCAAGCGCAGCCCCGTGAAACTCGGGGCGCCAATTCAACAGGAGAGATTATGTCGTCAAAATCACTTAACGAGCACGTCGGCCACGCCGAGAGGCTGGCGGAAGCGCTTCAGAAAATGGGGCAGTTGGCAGACCATCTTGCGAGCACGCTCGTCGGGCCGCTCCCGGAAGAGGCATCCACCAACAAAGCGATGTTTGCGCCCGCCGGGCCCGGGCTGCTTGGCGATCTGGGCGCGCAGCTGGAGGCGATGGAGCGCGCATGCGTGCGGGTCGGGTCTGGCCTGAATCGCATCGGCGGTGCGGTTAAACAGCAGGCGAAGGACACAGCTTCCTCATCGGAAGGCTTTTAGCGAATCGTGCATGATCGCTGGCTAGTTCCCATGGCGATCGTGTTTGCCTCGCGGCCGGGCGCGAGCCGATAAATCCCGGCATTCTTTCTTCTGCGGCTTGACGCAATCTAAGCCGGTGCTACAGTGCTTAAACGCAGCGAGAGTTGCGCTTCGGCCTCCCGGTCGATTTCCTCCCAAAACTTTGGCCGCTGGGAAACTGGCGGCCTTTCTTTTAAGGAGCGGCGCATGGCGGACCAAGTTCTGATCGTCGCCCAAGACAATCTCCATCGCGCGCTGCTCGAGCAGGCTTTCGGCGCGCAGTTCGGATCGAACGCCCGCGTCGTGCTGATCGGTGAGCGCTTCCCTGGCACGCAGAGTTTCAGCGCGGCGATCCTGTTCTGGCCAAAGCCCGGAGTCCCGTCATGGGATATGGAGGCGGCAAACTATTTCGATTACGTGCGCAGCAAGGTTGTCGCAGCTGGCGGCGTGATGGAATTCTTGTGGCCAGAAATTCTGGTCACCGAAGCCGATGGATGCTAGATTGGCTGCCATCGATCGGGAGGCATAATTGGCGAAAGACGCGAGATTGATGGTCCGGCTGGATCAAGCCGACCTCGACTGGATCAAGGAACAAGGCGAGCGGCTCGGCTTGGACGCCGCGACCTTCGTCCGATCGCTGATCCGCCAGCATCGCAACGGGATCGTCGCGGCGCCTGCCGCCTCTCCCGTGCCAGCTGAATACGATCAAGACGAGTTCGCGCCAGAGCCAATCGATATTGACGCCATCGACATCGATGCCCTCGCCGCGCCTCGCGAGGAACTGTTCCCCTCGGCCATGCCTGGCGATGTGAACGCGGTGCGCCCCGTCGGCCCGCGCGCGGACCGCAGCCAACTCCTGCCGGGCTGGAGGAAGTGATGGGCCGCCAATCCCTCAACCTCCGCCGCGTCCGCGCCAGAAATCGCGCCAAGGCAAAATATCCAAGCTATGAGCTTTGGTTCAGCGCAAAGAAAAAAGACATTCGTGAATTAGTGCCGGCGCCTTGGGCCAACGCCGATCTGCCTTTCCGCGATCTAAAAAAACAAATCTTCGGGAACAATTAAATGCCAGGCGGACGCCCCCCTATCTTCTCCCAAGAAACCGCAGACAAAATCTGCGAACTCCTCATCGACGGCAAAAGCCTTCGAGAAATCTGCCGCAGGGAAGACATGCCTGCAGCAGTCACGGTCTGTAAATGGCTGAGTGAGCCTGGGCGCGAAGAGTTCGCGAAACAATACGCGCGGGCTCGTGAAATGCAGGCGGACATGATCTTCGATGAAACACTTGAAATCGCTGACAATTCGAAGAACGATTGGGTCGAAACTAACGACCCTGAGAACCCTGGCTATCGGCTGAATGGCGAGCATGTCCAGCGCTCGCGTCTGCGGATCGATACGCGCAAATGGATGGCTGGAAAACTTCGCCCGAAGAAGTATGGTGAGATTCATCAGATTGAGCACTCCGGCTCGATATCTGGTGATTTCAAGGATTTGACGCCAGATGAGCGTAAGCTTGCAATCGCTGCTCTCCGTGCCTCGCTCGCATCGAGTAGCGATGCTGAAGGCTCTGGAGACGCATGATCGGGTTAACTCGATCGACAGCTATTTCCCTGATCGCGGGCCGCTGCGCAGGGAACTTTATAGTAAGCATTTACAGATATTTAGATTTGGCGCTGAGTATCAGGAACGCGGATTTATGGCCGCGAACCGCGTGGGAAAAACCATCGTCGGCGGATACGAGGGCGTCTGCCATCTGACCGGGGAATATCCTGAATGGTGGGAGGGCGCGCGGTTTGACCACCCGATTGACGCCTGGGCCGCCGGCGACACGACCGAAACCACCCGAGATATCGTGCAGTTGACGTTCATGGGGCCACCCGGCGAGTTTGGCACGGGAATGATCCGGGCCGCTTCGTTTGAGGGCTCCCCGAGCTCACGGCGCGGCGTCGCGGACGCCATCGATACTGTGCGCGTGAAGCACAAAAGCGGAGGAATATCAACGCTTGGCTTCAAAGCGTATGACCAGGGGCGCAAGAAGTTTCAGGGCACGGCGAAGCATTTCATCTGGTGCGACGAGGAGCCGCCGTCGGACGTTTACGACGAATGTCTCGTGCGCCTGATGACGACGAACGGGCTGATTCTCTGCACGTTCACGCCGCTGTTGGGCCTGAGCGAGGTGGCATTGAAGTTCCTGCCCGAGATGGCGCCGGGCCCGGAAGGCTGAATTTCATTCCCGTAGACAGAAGTAGACAAAACTATTTGGATATGTTTAGTCTACACCATGAGCCGTGACGAAAAGAAACGCGAACCGCCGTTCCCCACTCTTGGGGCGCCAGCCATCGCGCGCCGCTATCAGGAAGATGAGAAGCCCAAAGGCGGCCGGCCTCCGAAATACGAGGGTGAGAAGCCATGGGAGAAGGAAGGGATTTCGAAGGCGCTATGGTATCGGCGCCGGGCGAAAAAGGAATCGTCTACTTCATCTCAGCCGATCACGAAGATGCCCCCGTTAAAATAGGGTTCACGACACGCGGCCTCAAAAACAGGATTGCTGATCTCCAGACTGGGAACCCATCGCCGCTTCGTGCGATTTTCGCCATTGACGGTGACCAGCGGCTCGAAGGGATAATCCATCGGATGTTCGAGCATCACAGGCTTTATGGGGAGTGGTTTGAAGGGCGCGATGTCATCATGCGCATCGTGGAGAGGGCGTGGGAGTCGTCTCTGCCGTTGCCATCGCCCCCACCGCCAACAAGGGCACCGCGCATAGTGCTGCCAATCAAGCGCAGATCGGCGATGCGCGCGCCGGAATTTCCTATCCAATATGACGCGCCTGTGCGGACAGGAAAGCGCGGCCGGCCAAGATTGAATAAGCCAAATATTTGGGAGTCTGTCGGTAAAACAAAGTCTACATATTATCGACACAGGCGAGCATTGAAGGATGGGAAAGATGGCTGAAGGTATTATCGATCACGTTTCGCTAACCGTGCGGGTCTCGCGGGAGCGCGTCTGGATCTTTGACGAGCCGCGCCTCCCGGAGCTCGGCCTTCCTTATTGGGGAGCGTGACCGGCGATGGACGATGCGCCGCCGGAGACCCCTCCGATCGAGCCTGTCGCCTATCGCGGCGGGGTCAAAGTCGTGGACATAGGTGATCTGCGCGTCGCGCGCGGGATGTCGCGCCGGCCATGGTCCGCCTGCTCCCACGCAAGTTTGGTCTACGACAATCAAGAACGCCGGATCTGGTGCTCAGATTGTAAAACGGACGTTGAGCCGTTTGACGCTTTCCGCCTGCTCGTTGAGAAATTTGATGCGGCGGACGCGAATATTCGACGCCGCCGAGAGGAGTTGTCCGAGGCGGAGAAATTCCAAGCTCGGGCGCTGGCGACGAAGAACCTGGACGCCGTGTGGCGCTCGCGATCAATGGTGCCGGCGTGCCCGCACTGCGGCCACGGGCTGCTGCCGGAGCAGTTCAAGAGCGGCGTCGGCATGGTTGGTCGTGAATACGCCGTGGCGCGGATCGCCGCAGAGAAAGCCAAGAAGGAGCGGAAATGACTGATTTTGATCCCACCAAGCCAGTGCGCCAGAGGAATGGCGCCGAAGCCAGAATCTTATGCGTCGACAGCAGGGCAACTGCTTATGGGTCGCCAGCGCCGATCCTCGCCGAGGCGAAAATGCCTGATGGATCATGGATTGTTCAATTATATCGAGCCAACGGTGAATCGGTAAAAGCTATCGATGATAGCCTCGTGAATATCCCCGAGCGTCAATCAGTATGGATGGCCGCGCGATCGCCATCAGATGTTAAGCGCGGCGTCCCATGGACGCCTTTTACAAAACAAGACGCCATGTCGTTTAGCCCGACTCGCACCGCCATCGAACTGATCTTTGAGGGTGACGAATTCATCGAGGCGAAATACCATCGCAGCTGATGGATCACGCCTTGGGGGAATAATTGGCTCGCGTCTGTGTCCAAGCCACCTGGGATGACGCCCCACACCTTACGCGCAAGCAAAAGGATGATCTGTGGGCGTCGATCCCGCCATATCAGCGCGACGCCCGGTCCAAAGGGATACCGCAACTTGGCTCGGGCGCGATATATCCGCTCGCCGAGGAAGACATCACCGTCGACCCATTCGAAATCCCCGTGCATTTCCGCAGGGTCTATGGGCTCGACGTCGGCTGGAACCGCACGGCCGCGGTCTGGGGCGCCATCGATGACGACAATGACACGACGTATCTTTACGCCGAGCACTATCGCGGACAGGCGGAGCCGGCGGTTCACGCCGCGGCGATCCGCGCGCGTGGGGAGTGGATCCCCGGCGTCATTGATCCGGCGTCACGTGGGCGCAGTCAACATGACGGCGAGCAACTGCTTGCGCTCTACACGGCGTCGATCGAGCGTGGCGGCCAGGAATTGAACCTGTCGCTGGCCGATAATGCGGTCGAGGCCGGCGTATTCGAGGTCTGGCAGATGCTATCGACCGGGCGCCTGAAGGTGTTCAAGACGCTGCGCAATTGGCTGGCGGAATATCGGATTTATCGCCGAGACGAAAAAGGCAAGATCGTCAAGGAAAACGATCACGAGATGGACGCGACGCGCTATCTCGTGCGATCGGGGATCGCGGTCGCGGCGCAATCGCCAGCCGACCAGTGGCACAAGCTGAAGAATCTGAGGGGCACGCGCCACGAATTCGACTATGATCCGTCGGGGTGGGGGAAATGACCGTCCGCAGCCTCTCCCGGCGCGCAGCGCCGGCCGCCCCTGGCAATGCCTTTCCCAATATCGCCGACCGCGAGCGCGCCCGCGACTATCTGGCGACGCGCATGCTGAACCCGTCCACTGGCCCGGTGATGCCGCTCGTTGAGCGCGAACTCGATCAGATGACGCAGCGCGAACGGGTCTTTCTCGAAATGGAGATCGGGGCTAAGGTGGAGTTGAGCCACAGCTTCGATTATGACGCGAGCGCATGGGGGCGGCGGTGAGGTTTATCTGCACGGGCAATCATCCGGTCGCCGGCTGCGGCAAAGCGCTTACCGACGAAGAGCGGGAATATTACGAATCCTGCTGCGAAGAATGCGCGCGCGCTTGGAGTGATACAATGAGCGCTTGGCGGCGCGGCGAGAAAAATGCTGAATTGGACGCCATGTTCGACGCCAAGCCAACGATGCAGTGAGACGGAGGGAGCAGCAATGGGCGTTTCGAAAATGTTCGGCGGCGGTGGCGGATCGCAGCCGATGTTCATCCCGCCCCCGCCTCCCCCGCCGGCAGCCAATCCCCCGACCTTCGCCAACGCCAATGTCCAGGGAGCCGGCCGGGAGACGGGCGTCACGCCTCGAGGCCGCGGCGCGGGGTTCGCGGGAACCGATCTCACGAGTGGCGCCGGCGCGGTGGTCGGCACGCCGACTGCAAAGGCCAAACTGGGGCAATGAAGATGCTGAGCGAGGGTGAATTCGACAAGCTTGAATATGGGCGGTCTCCTGCCACAGACGTTATTGGCGACGCTCGGCGCAATTCAGAAGCAATGGCACGTCGTCTATGCCCGCCGTTGTTTTTGAGCGATGTGCCGATCGAGCGGGTTAATATCCGTCCCGGCGATGTCACATGGCTTGGAGACCCACCTCCGCCTTGCGTGAAGCGAGATCGGGGGGTCGTCGCGAAATGGCGAGAGCGGCTCTCGAATGCGTGGGCAGCGTTGCGCGGTGAATTCCCTTACGAGGACTGACAAATGTTCGAGGCCGGCGCGACAGCGCATTACGAGAATGCGAGCGTCTCGCTGCTGGCTCAAACGCCGTCGCTGGCGAAGAACCTCAACGAGCCCGATGACAAGCAATGGCAGCTGACGCGGCTGCAACTCGAGCAGCGACTCTACGCGCTCCGCAGCTGGCGGCTTTCATGGTGGGCCCACTGGGCGCGCCTCGCCGAAGCGATCCTCCCGCGCCGTTACCACTGGCTCATCGCCCCGAACACAATGACTCGCGGCTTGGCGATCAATCAGGCGATCATTGACCCGACGCCGGCGCAGGCGCTCCGGGTCTGCACCGCCGGCATGCGCGCCGGCCTCATGTCGTCGAGCCGCCCATGGTTCAAGCTGAAAGCCGGGCTCAAGAACTTCAAGCCCGATCGCGACGCGCAGATCTGGCTCGAGGAAGTCGAGGCGCGGATCTATGCGGTCCTCGCCGGGTCGAACTTCTACACCGCCGCGACGCAAATGTTCGAGGATCTCATCGTTTTCGGGACCGCACCTTTTCTGATCTATGAAGACCTCGAAGACATTATCCGGTGCCAAGTGCCGGTCTGCGGCGAATATTATCTGGGGAACGGCTCTGACTTCCGCATCAACACCTTCAACCGCACCTTCAATCTGACGACGCTGCAGATCGTCCAGATGTTCGGTCTCAAGAACGTTGGCCCCGAGGTTCAGGGGCTGTGGAATCAGAAAGGCGCCAGCCTCGACCAGGAGAACATCGTCGCCCATTCGATCGCGCCGAATTTCGGTCTCGGGCGTGAAGGCGACGCCTCAAAGCTCGGCGTGGTGAGGGGCGGATTCCCTTGGGGCGAATATTACTGGCTCTGGAACAAGTCGACGCCGATGCCGTTGAGCGTGCGCGGGTTCCGGACCAAGCCCTTCGTCGTCTTCCGCTGGGCGACGACCAGCAATGACGCCTACGGCCGCTCGCCGGGCATGGACGCCCTGCCGGACGTGCTGCAGCTGCATCAGATGACCCGGCGCCAGGCCGAGGCGATCGAGAAGATGGTCCGCCCGCCGATGCAGGCCGATATCTCAATGAAGAATCAGCCGTCGTCGATCCTTCCCGGCCGCGTGACCTATGTGAAGGATGTGGCGCAGGGCGGCATGCGGCCGATCTACACGGTTGACCCGAAGATCGAGCACATGACCGCGCTGATTGAGAAGATCGAAACGCGCGTCCAGAAGTGGTTTTTCAACGATCTTTTCCTGATGCTCGAAAATCTCGAGGGCATCCAGCCGCGCAACGAACTGGAGATCGCCGAGCGCCGCGGCGAAAAGCTGCTCGTGCTCGGGCCCGTCGTCGAGGGCGTCGAGAATCAGGCTGCCGAGGCGCTCCGCCGCATCTACACGATCATGGGCCGGCGCGGGCTGGTGCCAGAGAAGCCGCAGAGCCTTCAGGGCGTGCCGCTCGAGATTGACATCCTGAGCATGATCGCGTTGGCGCAGCGCGCCGCCGAGACGGCAGTCATGGAACGCGTGGCGACCGTGGCGACGCAGTTGAGCGCCTCGTTCCCCGATAAGCCGCCGCTCGACAACATCAACGGCGACGAATTCCTGCGCGACTATGCCGACAAGGTCTCGTTCCCGATGAAGGTGTTCCGCGCGCCGGATGATGTTGACGAATTGCGCGCCGCGCGCGCCAAGGCGATGCAGGAGGCCGCGCAGGCCGAGGCGGGGGCTGCGGCCGCAACCAATGTGGCTCCGGCGCTGGCGTCGGCCGCGAAGGACGCGAGCGAGATTTCCTTGGGTGGCGGTCTGACAGCGCTTGATCTCGCCGTCGGGAATTCCGCGCCGCAGTAACGGAGGATTGCCAATGAGGATCACGCTGGAGCGCCCGCTGGCGATGAATGGGTGGGTCAATAGATCACCATCAATCATCATCAAAATGAATATTTCAGGATTTTCTGTAAACGCCGCGGGATTGTTTTACGCTCATGCCCAATTTATTGATTCTCCGTCGCAGGATGTCCCGGTCTTCCAATTTCGGCTATGGTCATCTCGGCGAGATAGACTGATTTGCCAGTGGACAAAGAGACTGCGACAGCGGAGGAACGCATGAACTGCGCACTCGCCAAAGCGTTTGTTGTGGCGTTGAGCCAAGACCCATCGTGCGCCGCTGTCGCTGCGCCGATTGATCTGCCGATGATTGAGCGGCGCCATACCGAGCAGTGGTGCCACATCCGGCCGAACGGCGAGATTTTCTGCGACGGCGACGAGCCGAAGACGTTTCTGGCTCCGTCCGACGAATGAGGCAGACCAATTCCGGCGCGCAGGGATTCACGGCCAAAGCCGCCGCCGACGATCCTGCCTATAAGCGATCGGTCGCCGAGCCCGTGATGATCGCCGTCGATTCGATGCCAAAGGAATATCGCCAGTGCGTTCACGACTTCGGCTATGTGGACGTTTACCGTGCATGGCGTCGCGGCCTGTCGCCTCTTGAAATCCGCGCTAAAGCCGAGTCCAATGGTGGCGTTTTCACGCTCTGAGGGACGAGGAATGGAACAGGTTTCGAAGGACGAACTGCGCGCGGCGGGTTCGCTGCCGGCGTCATGGGTGAATAAATTCATCGCCCAGACCAGCTATAACGGGCTCCGGCTCGCGTTCGGCGAATTCATGCCCGGCGCCGACATGCTCTCGATGCGCGGCGCGGTGATGATGAGCATGGAAGACGCCAAGCAGCCGCGTGACCTCATCGACAGCATTCTCCCGACGCAGCAATGAGGAATATTGGTATGATAGAATATCATATATTTACTTTTCATAAATTAGGTGAATTTGATGCGAATGAAGCGGATAAGATTCTTGAGGAATGCTTAAATAAATGCGGCAAAGAAGGGTGGCGCTTGATAGGAGACCCAAAAACACTCCTTAATTGTGATAGTTATAGTGTTTTGTTTATTATGACGAGGGATGTTCCTAAGCAAAGTTGGTGGAGACGTATGTTGCGAAAGAACCGGGAGTGAGGGTGATCTGATGGCCAGCTTAGAGACCTATCAAGACGTCGAGGACGCGCAGAACAAATTCATGGCGGCCGGAGACGATGAGCGCTTGCGGATGCTCGCGGCAGAGGAAGTCCCGCTACACGATCGGGTTCGCGACGCCGCCATCCAGACGCTGGCGCGCGCGCACCGCGGGGAAAAGCGGGATGGATAAGCCGGCAGACGAAGACAACAATCTCGTTGTCCGAGACGAACGGACCAACGACATCGTTCAGGACAACGGCTCGTCGATGAACGAGGGCCAGTCCTACGAGCGCGTGATCGACGGCCTCAAGATGGGCGCCGAAGCCTGCGCGCATCTGGTCATCACCGACGCTGAATTTGGCGATTACTGGCGCGCGCTGCGAAAAGCGCTGGACGGTCTGCGGAAGGCCGCCATGGGTGTCTCAGGACTGGATCTCACGATGCGGTTCAAAGAGACGGCGGACCCCCGTGGCGGCTTTCTGCCGTGGCGCGAGGCGCGCGATCGGCTGCACGAGGGGATCAAGCAGGCGGCCGGCGGGATGCGGCAGCTCGCGGTTTCCCATCGCGGCGACATGGTTTATTCGCGGATGGCGAACGATCTGGAGTCGATGCAGGCGAAGATCAAAGCTGCGGCGACGCAGCGCGCGAAGAAGGCGACGCGCCGCGGGCAATTATGGATTCCAGATTCATACCATTGACGCAGCCGCATCTCCAATGTATGGAATTACGCACGGCAATGGGCGCGAAAGCTGGCGCTTTTTGTCGGTGCGGCGAATGCCAAGGGATTTGGCGCCCGTTTCATGAGCGGGAATGAGTGCTGGTTTAACTCCAGTCGCCGCGACCAATTCGCGCTTCGGCGCACAGAGTTTCGAGATAATGCCTGCGGCCACATCTTAGGTCGACCGAGATGGCGGTAACCGCATATGGCTAGGCGGCGTGCAGAGGTCCGGTTATGCCGGGCAACCGAACCGTTCGCGACGCAGGCAGTTCGAAAGCACCAATCATGAAAGTCACCCGTGAAGGCATGATCGTTTGGGTCGACCGCGAGAGCGACGAGCGGTTCCGCAAATTGCTGATCCATGGCGCGCCCGCGCCGATCGCCCGCAAGATATTCCTCGCGCTCGCCGAGACGCCGCAGGCCAACGCCCGCGAGGAAGCCGAGAAGCACTTCGGCCACGAACTTTTCGCTGTAACAGAAACGGTGAGTCCGTTGATCGGCGCGCTGGAGAACTATTTCGACAGCATCGGCGCGCGGGGCTTCGTCGAGTGGCTCAACGTCACCGGCTACGGGAATTCTGTCGCCATGGTCACGGCGATGGTCGAATGGGCGTCGCTCAAACGAGGGAAATGAGATGGAACTATTAGTGGCATTTTATGGGTTCTTTGGTCTTTTCGCTGGCGCCGTGCTTGGGGCGCGGCTTGGCCAGCGGGCACGCGAGCAGTTCGCGCGCGAGTGCGCCGACAAACAGGTTGCCGAGATCAAAGAACTGCGCCGGCGCTTCGATATCGACTTGGGAATTGAATACGGCAAGGGCTGGAACGCCCATGATGATTTTATTCGGGGACGGATCGTCGCGGCCTTATCGCTTCCGCGAATGCCAGAACAAGACGCCCCAGAGAGCGAAGTAAGCCGCGACGATGACACCACGCTTTATCAGCCGCACGGATGAATCGAGAGAACGATCCCGATAATAGCCCCAGTGGCCGCGCCATACGCGATATTCCATTGCCGCATTTTCTGTCGTTCGAGATGAGGGCGGCGCGGGGCGTCGCCGGCGCGCCAGGGTGCGAGCGGGCGCGTTTCTCCCGCGCGGTCGATGATGAGCAGAAACCCTAGCCCGACGGCGCCAACCATCATAATCGGCGGCAGATCGTGGCAGTGCGGCAATATTTCAAAGAGCCAGGTGAAGTCCATAATTCTTCCCCTTCCCCGCATCTTTCGATAGCATCAGAGCGGATTTAATTTTCGTCAAGGGGTGCGCATGATCGAGACTGTGAACGCCGCTGATCCAGCCGAGGAGAAAAGGCTGCGCGAGGAGGAGCGCCAGATCGCGCGCAACGACGCCGACGTCATCCGCAAGATCATGATGACGCGCAATGGCCGGGCCTGGATGTATCGGTTTTTGGAACGGTGCTCGATCTTCGGCGACACGTTCCACGGAGAGGAGACGCATCGCTCGGCCTTCGCGCAGGGCCAGGAGAACATCGGCAAGCAGCTCTGGCTGGCCGTCCAGGACGCCTCGCTCGATCTCTATGTGCAGATGGTGAAAGAGCAGCGCGAGGAGGAGAAGCGCCTCGCCAAGGTTCGCCGCGCCGATGTCGAGGCGCAGACGCCCGAGGCGATCGATGCGGAGGAGGCGCTAGGCGTCAATGCTCATATGATCGACTTGCCGGCTCCGGAGGGGTGGGGAGAATAAGCAAGTAATTGAAACATGTCTGGCGCTTCACGCTCCGCCGCCGTCACCGGCGCAACTGTCAACGGCTCCTCAATAAATCGCCACACCGGAACGATGCCATCGTAACGCCATTCAAAATAAGAAATGTAGCTTTCGAAATCGTTTTGCGGCGCGACCACCTTCATCAGGCTATCCGCGCGCACGATCGCCGGCGCTGCGATGATCCCGGAAAGGGTCTTGAGGAACTGTCGACGGGGAAGGATGAGATCGGTCATGTGCGATCCTCGACTTTGATCCAGACATCTCGCCCATTCAGGTGAATGCGCGCTTCGACGATCTTTTTGCGGATCCACGATCCGCGCTTCAGCCTCCATAGCGGGTCGCCATGCTCGGTAATGGGGACCAAGCCGTCTTCTGCCGCTTCGCGCTCCCACCGTCTCCATGAAATCATTTGGCGCGTAAGTTCGGTGACTTTCACAGCCTTCCCTCCGCGACGCGCCTGAGATAATCGTCCGGCGACTCCTGGCTCGCCGCCTCCATTTTATCCATCGCGGCGATCACATTGGCGTCGTCGAGAAGGCGCCGCAGATATTCCGACAGACCGAGCCCGAGCTTGCGGCCGCGCCCCGAAAGCATCCGAATCTGCCTCTCGGTGACGACGAACGCTTTCTTCTTCTTGGCGTCGCGCTCGGTCATTTGGCGTCTCCTTTATAGCGCTCGATGAGACGCAAGAGCGCGTCGCGCGGCGAGAGGCTTTCATGAACCCATAAGTCGACTGACACGCCGCCACCAAAATGGATCGCTTCGCGCGAGTAGATCGCGCGTGCCTCACACACAGTGTCAGGGACAATTTCTCCTAACCGCGGCGGGAAAGGCATTTTCGGTCTCACATAGAGGATGAGCGTTTGCGATCCGTCGACGACGGTTGCGGGGCGCTTGCCGTCACATGGGCCGCCTATGCAGAGAAGCGTGTCGGTCATTTGCAGTTCACCGCGTATGATTTTGCCGGGAATTCAGCGCTATGCCAGTCGGTGCCGTTCGGTGATGACTTGCGGAGGTCTTTCATCGCCTCGTCAATTTCTTTCTGGACTGCATTGAGGCGATTGCGCGCAGCGGTCGAAGCATTGCGCGCACAACTCTCTTGGTGTTCTGCCTCCTTCATGTCGCGTCTGGCCATAGCCTCTTC